CAGCTCTGATGTGCTTCTGATCCGCGCAGATTGAACGTCTTTTTCCAGGTCCTTCAGCTGGCCAGGCTTAATGTCGAGTAATGCGCACAGCTCCCGGCCGGAAGGATCCGCGCCGAATCGAACACGATAGTTGTTTTGCGCTCTGTGATAGCGTCCTATCAATGCGCGTTTATTTGCCGGTATCCGGACAACTCCGCCGCACTCTTCGATATATCGGCCTATTACGGCTCTGATCCAGTAGATCGCATAAGTCAGGAATGCTGTTTCCTTTTCTGGGTTCCACAGCTCCGCCGCCTTCACAAGCCCGAAATAAGATTCCTGCCTTAGATCTTCCAGCTCTTCAACTCCGCTATATCTCCGCACTATCTTCTCGATCATGCCGCTGTTCTGAAGATACAGCTGTTCGATTACTTCCCTGTTTCCCGCCTGGTACTCATGCACTAATTCTTCATTCGTCATAATAATTTACCCCCGACAAGCTGAAAACTCTGTTATAATCTTCTTGCCGTTCCATCGCTGGGGGCTTTGCAATCTTACGCGGGGAAGGCTGGCTTCCTTCCCCTTCAATCTCTTAATATGCATCATGTCACATATCAGCATTACATCCTCATAACATCCATTCGTGGTTCATCTGCCAAATATTTTCATACTTTTGCGCCGGCGCAACGCGATGAGGATCACCGCGCGGCAGCGGGCCGTAAATAATACCATGTGCTTCTAATGCGGGGGGAGTGCAGGCCTGTTATCATCTGCAAAATATACTGAAAACAACCCCTTTTACGTGTGAATTGTCAGATTATAACCCCTTTACGTGCGAATAGTCAGAATTTTGCGGAGTCAAGGCCGCACCCTCCGTTCCTCCCAGCGCCAAAATCGCAAACTTTTGACCGGGGGGCTACCATTTTTCATTTGTTTTGAATACATTGATTCTTTCAAAGCTTATCTCTGATCTGTAGATAAGATCTGCGATCAGTTTGTTCTGCTTGAATCCAGATTCTATGATATCCTCATCACCTTTTCGTCTGCGAGCCAGAATATTTATGCGCGCCTGCCTCTGGTCTGTGTCGATCAGCACATACCTATCAGGTGCATTAACACTGAAGAATTCCCGTTCCTCTTTGGTTGGGTAGCATGTAACGTAAGCAAAGGCCCTTCCCTTTTCTATCAACGCCTGCGCCGCCCTCATTTGCTTCTGCTTAGATCCGTACTTTTCGAATTCAATCACAGTCTTAAAGTTCTTTGCCGCCCATGTACTCTTACCGCTTCCGATCAATCCACAGACCACGACCATCACCATTACTCCTCTGTTGCGTTTGACTGATTTAATTCAAATACATTTATTCTTTCGAATGGTATGTCTGAATTTTTATACTGCTCTTCATATCTGCGGTTTGGTTCAAACCCTGATGTAATTGTTTGATGGTCGTGTGCTCTCCCTCTCTTAATGATGTTTTCAGCACACTGTTGAAAGCTTGTGTCAATCAAGATGTAATGTACATCGTCGGCTTTCAAACTATCGAAGAACAACCGCTCTGCCATGTTAGGATAGCAAGTGATATATGCCACAGTATTCCCCTGTTTATGTAACTTCTTTGCCGCAAGTATCTGCAGGTCCTTACTCCCAAAGGATTCAAACTCAAGTACATGCTCATAATGCTTCTTCGCATATGTGCTTTTACCCGCTCCAATCATCCCGCATATTACATGTATCATTTATAACCGCTCCTCTGTCGCGTATTCCTTCCGTGTGCTTCGTTGTGGTAGCCGTGGCCGTGTCAGACTCCCGGAACGAGGGAAGGTCTAAGCGGTCCCGCTGTTCAGCAGGGCCGCTATTATCTGTCTAAAGTCGCAAAGGTCGGCTCTTGTCAGCTCTCTGCCTTGCTCTCTGCCTTGCTCTCTGCCTTTTTGAGGAGCTCGAGGATCTCGCTGAGCTCTTTTTCTATACTCGCGATCAGAAAGGGCATACTCGCCCTCTGTATATCTCTCTCGCGTTGGCGCTGCCATCTCTCTTCTGCTTTCTCTAATGCTTCTTCATCAAGTACTAATTTTGACATATCTGGCATGGTATTTATCATCCTTTCATTTTTTGCTGTTTTCTGTCTGTGCTGCTTCCTGTGCCGCTTCCTGTGCGGCGCGTCGTATTATTTCGGCTGTTATCTTTGCGACTTCCCTCCTTTTCTTGTGCTTGCTCAGTTTACGGTTGCTAATAATATCTCTTACGGATTCATCAGCCTGATCATCAGCGCCGCCCGTCGGCCCTGCGCCTTCCTCCGTGCCTTCCGTCGCGTAATTCTTAGTAAGCGCCCTTGATGTGGAAAAGTCCGTGTTCAGGGCGGGATACCCTACCATCTCGAAGATCTCGTCGAGCGTAAAGCCGATTGCTCTCAGCTTGTCGAGATTGGGAGATGCGTCGATCACATCCACGTGTTTAAAGTGAGCCAGCCACACAAAGGCCCTCTCGCCGGCGATGTAATCCCTCTCGCCTACCAATTTCGCGTTGAGTGTATCATTGATCACTTCGGCCACCGGGCTCACCGCGTAGGTGATAAATTCGTTCGTGGCGTCGGACTGCTCCGTGATCTGGCCATTGAACACGCCCAGAGGGATGTCGTAGGCGGCGGCGCATTCCTTGTTGATCGTGTCAGCGAGTGCCGCCACCTCAGAGGCCGTTACCTGCTTCTTGAAGTCCATAAATTCGAGGGACGTGCCTGTCTGCTCCGTGATGATGGCCAGCTTTTTACCGTCGATCTTTTCCTTGAATTCGTCAAGAACGTTGTCCAGTGTCAACCGGACCTCTTTTCCGTCTACCGTCCGGCGCCGGAATTGCAAATTTCCATCTACTTTGAACTTAAGCAAAGGTGTGTTTGTAATCGTTTCCAGGTACAGCACGGCGTTCAGCGCATCATTGAGTTTGTTCAGGACGTTGTCCGTGAATTTGCGCATCTTCGCCGTGCCATACCGGAAGTGCAGGATATCGTCGGAGCTGACGCTGTACGTCAGCCGGATCTCGTTAAATCCGTCTGTCAGGACAATATTTCTGTATGTCTTAGAGAACAACACGTAGTTGTCCATCAGATACGAATTTGCCCGGTAATACTTGCCGTCCTGCACCCTTACAACGACGCAGTCGCCGGCAGAGACCAGCTCCCGCGCCACATTGAACCAGAAGTCTGTGCCGGTCTCGTTGTCGTTCGGCCTGATATTCAGCCGGTAATATTCCTGATCCTTCCGGCGCTTCTCGCCCTTCGTCAGCACGATCTCGCTCTTGGCGATCGCCTTTGCAATCATGCCGGCGGCCTTTTCCTGTGCCATGACGGCCAGCTGCACCTTCGTGAGGTCCTTCGCTATGATCTCGAGGACGTTCGAGATGTCCTCTGTTCTGCTCTTAAATAACCACTCAAACATAAATGATTGTCTCCTTCTGCCTCATGCTTTTTCTAACCGCTCCCGGAGCTTCGCGATCAGATCTGCAGGCGCGGCCGTTCCTCTTCCGGTTTTCTGGTCCTGTCTGTCCTCGATCAGCGGCGGCAAATGCTCTTCAAGCATCCTTTCAGGCTTACGGAGCTGGGAAGGCAGCGGCGCTGAAAGCCGTTTTTGCCTTGTCCGTTCCTCGAATCTCTTAATGAACATCGGCCTGTGTACGGTCATGAGGTCCGTTATTGGCAGCATTGACCATTCCCGGAACTCTGAGAAGCCCCCCACAATCTCCCGCGTCACTTCCGGGAGCTTCTGCCATCTTTCAACCGCATCAGGGCTTCCCGCCTGGCCCAGCGCTTTCATGAGCCGGTTCCACTCTTCCGCTGCGATCTCATCAGCTGGCAATACCATGTCGCAGGCTATCCGCCGAATATCCGCGATCGTGGGCGGAAACTTGTTAAGCATCATGTACGCTTGTGCGGCCTTGTTCAGTGTCACATAGTCAAAATCATGCAGCGCCGAATACCAGAGATTAAACGTGTATTCATTCGGTATGAAGTTGTCGCGCGGGTATGCCGCTATCAGTCCGCGCATAATTGTTTTAAAATCATCAAGACTGATTGTTGTTTTCAAACTGACGCCCCCAATTCTCCATTGCTTCCATGCGTTCAGAGTATTTATCTTTCTTCCGCTGTGGTGTCCAATCGTCACTCCAGGCCCGCTGATTGAAGAAAGTTCCGCCCATTTTGATATATTGCGGTTCCGTGCCACTGATCCGGACATATTCCGAGTAGGATTCAATCCCGGCTCTGATCTCTTCATCTGGGATCCCATCCTTCCGGGCTTTCTTGTAAGCTTCAAACGCATTACGTTTTCCCTGCTTCCTTGGGTACAGCTTCCAAAGCTCTTCAAAATCCGCTGAAATGCTTTTTTTGTTCGAATCAGAACAGTTCAGATCAGTAACAGCAACAGTATCAGAAACAGTATCAGAACAGATCAGATCAGTAACA